CGACCGAGACGACTGTGTCTCGCCCGAGCGGGCATCTGTGCTGAGGTCGCGAGACGCTTGCGTATCGCGCGAAGCGAAGACCCGGACATTCGCGCCGGCCTATGTGAAGCCCAAGCACGAGGTCAATCCGTTCAAGACCCTCGCCCGGCGTGCCGGCGAGGCGATCGGCGGATCGGCGACGCCCGAGCAGCGCTGGAACCTCGCCGTGGCCGCGAACATGAAGTCGGAGAGCGAGATGATCGATCGCCGACTCGACTGGCTCGCGGCTCAGGCGGTCATGTTCGGCGGCGTCACGATTGTCGGCGAGGATTATCCGGAAGTCTATGTGGACTTCCAGCGCGACGCCGGCCTGACCCGTACCCTGGTCGGCGATGCTCGGTGGGGCGAGTCGGCAGCCGACCCCCTGGCCGACATCAAGGACCTGCGGACCCTCGGCTTCGCTAAGGGCAGCGGGCCGATCAGCCGTCTCACCATGGGCCTCGACGCGTTCGACCTGTTCTTCGAGGACGATAAGGTCGAAGCGCTGCTCAAGGACAACACGGTCAGCGTCAATCGGACGAGCGACTCCACCATGTCGGCTTTTTCGTCCGGCGATCAGCCCGTCGAATATCGCGGCGTCCTCCAGGGCGCGAACGGCCAGGGCCGGATCGAGGTCTACACCTACGCGCAGCAGTACGAGGATTACGACGGCGCGCTGATCGACATGATGCACCCGCTCGACGTGATCGGCACCGGCAACGTCAACGGCATCCGTGCCTTCGGCGCCATCATGGACAAGCGGGCGGGCCTCCGGGCGCTGTCCAAGTTCCCCAAGATGTGGGATGTCGAGGACCCGTCGCAGACCTTCACCATGACGCAGAGCGCGCCGCTGATGGTCCCGACCGAGCCCAACCGCTCGTTCCGCATCCGCGTCCACGGCTAAGCGGAAATAATTTCCGGCCGCTCTCATTGAGAGCCGCCAAACCAGGAGGTCGAAGATGAAGAGGATGGTTCCGGTCGAAAGCGTGGTCGTGGTGCGCGGGGGCAAGCGGGTTACCCCGCTGCTCAACAAGCCCTTCGACTTCACCGATTCCGAGGTCCGGTCCCTGCGTGAGCAGCGGCCCGAGGCGATCCGTGAGCCCGTCAACGAGGGCCACGCCGACAGCCAGACCGCGGCGCCGGATGCGGCCGGTCGCGTCCTCGAAGGCGGCGCGGGCGAGGGCGACGAGCAGCAGGACGGTCTCGGCGAAGGCGAGGAAGACGGCGACGAGGGCGGCGACGGCAAGTCCGACGATCAGATCGAAGCCGAGAACGCTCGCGCCGCCAGGGAAGCCAAGGAGGCCAAGGTGACCAAGAAGGTCGCCAAGGCGGCCGGCGTGAAGGCGGCCGATCTCAGGCCGCCTCCCTCCAAGGTGGACGACCTCTAGGCGCGGGATGGGGATCGCGCGGATCAAGGAGCAGGCACGGGCACGGCTGCACAGGGCCATGTCCGTGCCTGTTCTTTGGTCTAGGGGGGAGGCCACCCTGCCCGAGGGGGGACCGGACAAAAAGAAGCTCTCCGCTCGGTGGCACAACAAGCTTGTGCGTCAAGGCGACCTAGGCGGCGATTACGCCGACATTCTTGAGGGCCTGGACCGACTGGTTTTTCAGCAAGACCAATTAGACGCGCTCGGGATCACCCTTACTCGTGGCGATATCATCACCTTTTCCGATTACGACGTGTCGTTCGAGCTAGATCAGCCCGAGCCTAACGACGGACCCCTCAATCGCTATTGGCATGTGTCCCGAGCATGAAGCTGGATATCGAGTTCAAAGCGATCGACGGATTGATCGATCACATCTCCGCCTTTCCCAAGGCAAGTCGCGAGGCGGCACGGATCGCGCTCAACGACGTGGCCGAGGGCGAGGGACTGGCGATCCTCCGCGAGGCCGAGGGGCGGCAGGTCAATTTTCCGGCCGGGTATCTCAACGACGAGCGCCTGGGTATGACGAAGCCTGCCCGAGACAACGACCTGTCGGCCGTCATTACGGGACGGCAAAGGGCCACCAGCCTCGCTCGCTTCGCAGCAGGCCAAACGATCGCCTCCACGAACAGAAGGGGTGTCACGATCTCGGTCAAGCCCGGCTCGGCTCGTCGTCTCACCCGCGGCTGGCTGGTCAACCTTAGCCGAGGCAACGCAGATGGCGGCAACTTGGGGCTGGCAATTCGCTTAAAAGAGGGCGAGGTCCTGCGCAACAAGCGGGAGACCTCACAGATCAATCTCGACACAAACGTTGTTCTGCTCTATGGACCGTCAGTCGATCAGGTTTTTCGCGATGTCGCCGTGGACGAGAGTCCAGCGATCCTCAAGATGATCGAGCAGGAATACTATAGGCAATTCTTTCGACTGGTAGGGACGCGATGAGCAGGCCGGCGCCACGACAGCTTCGAGTGATGAAGTGGCTCACCGCGCACCTGGAGGGGACTGACGGCCCAAAGGACGAGGAAGAGGACGGCCCGATCTTCGACATGACCGGGCGAGTCTACCGTGGCCGGAAGATACTCTCCGAGCAGGAACTCACTGACCTCGGGCACGAGGAAATTCTTTCGATCCTGGAAGCGCCAAGGCCGCTAAACATAGAAACGGCTGGCGTCGAGCAGACGAAGCGCAACGAGAAGTCGTGGACGCTCCTGCTCCAGGGATGGGCCAAAGACGACAAGCTTCATCCTAGTGATCCTGCCTATTGGCTAAAGGCTGCTGTCGAAACGAGGCTGGCGCTTATAGTAGAACGAACGAGCGAAGGTGAGCCTGCCGATCCGGACTACTATAATATGGAAGGCCTTATCGTCAACATGACTATAGGCCAGGGTCTGGTACGGCCACCGGAGCAAGGTATCACCAAGTATTCGATGTTCTACATCCCTTTGATAATCCAACTTGTCACGGATGTTCGACGGCCCTATGATTGATCGCGACGGAACAGGAGAGAAATGATGACCGATCTGGTTCTTGGCAAAGGCAGGCTCTATTTCGAAACGTTCCTCCTCGGAACGCGCACTCGCAGCGGCCAGGGCTTCGCTTATTTCGGCAACACGCCCGAACTCGCCACGCAGAAGGAATATGAGAAGCTGGAGCATTTCTCCAGCGAGGGCGGCTTGAACGTCAAGGACGCCTCGGTCGAGACTTCCGAGACCACATCGGGTGGCTTCGTCACCGACCACATTTCGCCGGCCAATCTTGCCCTCTGGTATCGCGGCCAGCACGTCTCGCTGACGCAGCTTGCCGGCGAGGACATCGAGGATACGTGGCCTCGGGTCAAGCGTGGAAACTATTTCCAACTCGGCGAGACCAGCGAGCAGCCGCAGGGCGCCCGCAACGTGTCCGACGTGGTGGCGGTCAAGGGCGACGCGGCGGCGACCGGCACGCTTACCATCGCCAACGCCGTTCCGGTGGCGGGCGACAAGTTCACCGTGGACGGCACCGACTATACGTTCCGTGCCATCGCCGACGAGATCAACGAGGTCACGATCGGCGCCACCATCACCGAGAGCGCCGCCAATCTGCGCGATACGATCAACGCCAATCTCGACAGCACGGTCACCGCAGCGTCGGCGGTCGGTGTCACCACGGTAACGGCCAAGGTCGCCGGCACCGCGGGCAACGCCATCACGCTCGCCAAGGTGTTTGCGACAGGCGCCAATGGAGCCGTCAGCGGCGCCACCGCAGCCGGGGGCACCGACGCTGCGGTCGATGCCGAGGGCAACTTCACCGTCAACGCGGCAACGGGCCTCGTGCGGGTCCTTCCCGCGGCGCCGGACATTGCGGACAATGACTCGCTGTTCTTCACCTATTCGCAGGCTGCGGCCAATCTGACGCAGGTCCTGTCCGGCAGCCAGCGGATCGAGGGCCGGATGCTGTTCGTCGCCGACAACGCCTACGGCGAGAACAAGGATCACCTGTGGCCGTATGTCCAGTTGACCTCGGACGGCGACTATTCGCTGATCGGGGACGAATGGCAGCAGATCGGCTTCACCTTCGAGGTCTTGAAGCTCGATGACGATACGCCGCGCGAGATCATCACCAATCGCGGCTGATCCCCGGCGCCAGAGCGCTACCAGGATGGCGGGGTCGGGGGTCGCGCCCGGCTCCGCCATTCGCATAGAGGACGACACAGATGGCGTTAAGTGACTATGAGGTCCAGTTCGATGAGGTCCCGCTGCCGAAGCGAAGATTGACCCTAGAGGAGCAGAAGCGGCTCGACGCAGGAGAGATGAGCCAAGAGGACGCAGCCGCGCTCTGTCGGTGCAGCTTCAAGGTGCGCGGACTGGCGCTCGTGGACATCACCTATCTGGTGGAGCATCACCTAGGCGATCTCGTCAAAGCGGTGGACCTTTATCACGAGCGTCAGCAGGGCCGCATGGCGAGGTCAACCCTGGCCGATTTTGCGATGATCCTGGCTCGCGACCTACCCATTCTCACTTCGGAAATAATTTCCGTGGCAGCCGAGGAGACCGGCCAGCAGGACAAAATCGCCAAGCTGCCGGCTCTGGTGCAGATCAACGCCCTTCTCATTATCTCCAAGCTCACCACAGAGGAGGCGGGTGGGTTAAAAAACCTCTTAGCGTTCGTCGGGCCAATTCTCCAAGGCGCGGCCACAGTGGGCGTGGGCGAGCCCGGAGCGCTAGTGATGAAATTGCTCGCTTCTATTGGGGGCTCCGATCAGACGTAAGTCTTCTTGCGGCTAATGGAGTTCCAGAAGGGAAATTGTTTCCATGCTGCCGAGTATGGGCCGAGGCGGACCTGATTAAGGATCGTGAGATTGTACGGCTCTCAAGTGAGGCCGTGCTGATATACTCCGCCGCAGCCGAGATCATGGGCGGGAAGAAGGCCAAAGGAACTCTCAACAAGGCTATCGAGAAGATGAAGAAAAATGGCGGGTGAGGAAAGAGACGCAAGACTAATCCTCCAAGCGGAGGATAGAGCGACTCAGACCTTCAAGCAGGTCGCGAGAGCGATCAAGGACGTTCGCAAGGAACTCGATCAGCAAGTAGAGGCAGCAGGCCGTGGCGAGGGTAAGATCGATGGCATTACCGCCTCTCTTGCCAAGCTGCGCGACCTCGGTCAGCAGCTTGTCCGTGGTCAGGGGCTGCTCAAGTCCTTCGAGGCGATCGAGGCACGCGTCGCCAAGACCGGAACAGCCTTAGAGACGGCCAAGGGCAAGCTGGCGGCGTACCAGGAGAAGCTTGGGGCCGGGGGCGCGACTACAGATCAGCAGGCGGCGAAGCTCGCGAGGCTGGAGACGGCGGTCACTCGCACTCAGACAAGCTATGACAAGGCC